GTGAAATGCGTGGATGGTTTTCAAATGCAACAGCATTTAACGGTGATGTAACAAATTGGGACGTAAGTTTTGTTGGTAGAGGTAGAGGTGCAGACAAAGTAGGAGGTTATCCTAATTTATTCGCAAATGCTACAGTATTCAATCAAGATTTAGGTGCATGGAATACAGCAAACGCAACAGATTTTACTGCTATGTTTAGTAATGCACATGCATACAATGGTGCAAACATAGCCGGATGGGACACTTCAAATGCTATAACAATGGATTTTATGTTTGGTGGAAGTGCTATAACTACTGCCAATATTGCACAATGGAATACTGCAAATGTAACTACATTACAAGGCACTTGGGCAAATACAAGTTTTAACAGTAACGTAACACAATGGAATGTAGCAAAAAATACTAAATTAAATGGTACTTTCAGTCAAAATACAGCATTTAACCAAGACATAAGCAGTTGGAATACAGCAAATGTAACAACTTTTGGTGACTATTTTACACTAGGCTCTGGTGCAAACATAGGCGGTATGTTTAGTAACGCAACATCATTTAATCAAGACATAAGCAGTTGGAATACCAGTAATGTAACAGAAATGTATGCTATGCTTAGAGGAGCAACTAGTTTTAATCAAAATTTAGGTGGTTGGGATATTACTAACATAGTATCTAATGTTGGAACTAAAGAACTTAAAGGATTAAATTACATGCTAGATGACACCGCAATGAGTGGTGAAAATTACAGTAAAACACTTATAGGCTGGGCTAACCAAGTAAGTAACAACAGTAACGCACCAGCAAATGTTAAATTAACTGCAAGAAATGTTACATACAATAATACAACTTATACAGGTTCACCATATAGTGATGCTGTAGCCGCCAGAGCATTCTTAGTAAATACGGCAGGTTCAGCACCAAATTGGGAAATAATAGACGGTGGACTAGCATAACAAACAAATAAATAACGATAAAGGATACAACAACGGAGATTAATATGCCAAAAGGTAAAAACAGAGGGACTAAAAAATCAAACCCAATGAAAAAGAAAAAGAACAGAGGTTCAAAAAAGAAGTAGATTGGTCAGCATACTTTGACAAAATTGCCATAGTATGCCCCTGGTCTAAAAAATATTACATGCAGGATAAAATCTTACATGTTAAAACAGGTGATCCCGGCAACGAGTTAACCTGGGTAGCAAGTTATAGTGCTACAAACTATGAAGCCTTATTATTGGAATATAATGAGGGAACTAGTATAGACACATTGTTGACTGTAGTAGAGAAAATAGAAAAAAAGTATTTGCATTTAGTAGCGTTTTGGAGTCATCCAGATGAGAAAGAGAATAATACGCCAACACCTTGCGTCATAGTACAGTCCAAGGAAAAATTAACAGATTTAAGAAAAAAAATAGGATTTGAAGATGAGTGAATTTACAAAAGAACAACTTGATAAAATAATTGCAGAAGCAGTAGACACAAAAGCAAAACTTGATGCTGATACGCATGAGGTTAATGATAGTGGCGAGCTTGTAGAGAAATAACATGGGTAAACGTGTTACTACACAAGAACTTGCAAAAGAGATTGAAATAATCAAAGAAAACCATCTGCAACATATAGCAGAAGACATTGATGAGTTACAAGCCGCAGTTAAAGAAAACAGAACATTCTTTATTGAACGTTTAGACAGAATGGACAATAGGATATGGCTTATATTAGGTGCTACTGTAAGCACACTAATTACTATATTAGGCACAATTATAGCAGGCATAATGTAATGCCTATACCTCCAAAGTCAGTTCAAAACAATGCAAAAAAAGCCTTAGAAGCCAGAGAAAAAGCACCTCCTAGTAGACGTGCTATGACCAGAGTAGGACTTGCTAGGGCTAATCAACTTGCAAATGGCGACAATGTTAGTAGACAAACACTACTGAGAATGGTCAGTTACCTAAGCAGAGCAAGAGACAACTATGATAGAGCCAAAGCAAAAGGACTTAGTGCAGAAGAATCACCGGCTATACAAGCCTATTTAGGTTGGGGCGGTGCTAGTGCTTTAACTTGGGCTAGAAGCGAGTTGAATAAGTCATAAAAACCCACCAAATACACCAAACATAGATAAATATATATTGTGTAAGGCAACGTATCTTTAGAAAACAAGTATTGCCATACTAAGTTTTCTCCTAATATCATGTTTGCCAAAACACGTATAGGATATGACTCCAGTTATATCGCGTTTAAAAGGAATGAGCTCCTTTTACACAATACTTGTCTTACACACTTATACTCATTATTAGTAGATTAAACTCCGCTAATGTTTACAAAAAAGTTGTGTAGGAGTGCTCCGATACAACAATTTTAACTCTCTTTGCTGACGTTAAGGGAGTTTTTTTTGACCCGTATTTCTCCCTATATTTTACATATATAGATAAATAATATATGTAATTGGCAAACATAGAGGTAATACTAATGACATATTCAAAAGACAGACAGCAGTATATTGACTGGTGTAATAGCATAATAGATACACATGGCGATAACTTAGACAGAGTTATCATTATGGATCTTAAAATAGAAATAGAAACTGCAAAATTAAAAGACGACTGGATTGGTTCTGTGTCTCCTTTCTTTTTCGAAGAATGGATGGCGCATGTAGAATGTAAAGATAAAAATGGTTTTAATATGCCGTTAAATCCTAAGTTTTTTAAAGTTTTTAATGACAGTACATTATACAAAACTAAACATACAGAAGAATTTATTTGTTAGGAGTAGATATGAATTTTATAGACGAACTATTAGTTGTTAAAGTGCATCCTACTAGAAGAAGTTTAAGTATTCCTGGCAGTGAATACATAGAAGTAGAACTAGTAGACCCACACAACAATTACAAATACTATCACACTTATATAAGCGACACATTAGACAATTATGCAAGTTGGAAAACCTTTTTTGACCATTATGAACCTCAATACTGTTATATGGTCAGAGGTAAGTTTAGACGTAAAGCACCCGGTAGAACCAGTACAGGTGCTAAAAAATTAATCAATGGTGATGCTAAGTTTTACACAGTGAATCAAGGTGACTTCAAAGAAACTATGGAATTCATATATGACCAACTTTCACTAAAAGCAGACGATTTTGCTTGATATTGATAACTAATACTGCAACAAACATTATGGCAAACATGGCTAATACAGAACCCTCACAATCAACACTTAAGGCTAGCGGGCCAGTATAATAATTCCGCTGAGAAAGGGCTGGTAATACAGCACTCGTAACATAGTAAGACACTTCCTTTGAAGTCTGAAAGTAGAACCCTATACTTAACGTATTACTATAGTGTAAATGTTGATACACGAACAGCACTGACAAAAACAGAGAACATATAAGGTAACGAAGTTCTTAATGCATAGCATGTTGGGGTAGGTTGGAAAAGTCCAAAGTCCATTGTCCGATAGTGTAAAAATACCTACTTCCTAAAAGGCTAGAAATGGTTAACATCAAGTTTTTTTAAAAGGAACCTATAAACGGTTCCTTATGACTGAAATTGCTTACATCAAGTTAACTCATTTCATTCGTTTGTAGTGTTAATTCTAGTCTGAACTGAAAGAAAATAACCTTTACTGAATGAAATGAAGTAATAGGTTCCGCTTAACGCAGTTAAGAGGTTAAATAAACAACAGAGGATAAGCAATATGAAATTTAGTAACAATAAACCAGCAATACATAAGAACAGTCATGAATATCAACTTTGGGATTTGAGACAGGAATTTGAAAGACTACTTAAAAATGATTTAGTACATGAAGTAGCCATAAGTTATACAAACCCAGATGTTTATTATAGTGCTTGTATAATAGCAAAACAACGCATAAACAAACCGAAAGATTCTGATTAACACTATGTTTAATAAGTATATGTATGACAGACATAGTAACACTTATTGAACATGCAAACCATATAATCGCTAACGTAAATGTTAACAGTCATGTTAGCACATACAATGCAAAGCCAAAACATTTGTTGTATGACATAAAACGTATCACACATCAATACCGAGAACACAACAGTATATCACAAGAAGATATGGATTACTTACAGCAGTTGTATGTGTCAACCACAGAGTTTTTATTAGACCATGCATTCATATTAGGTGAATGGCATGCATACAAAAGCCACAAATACAAGAATTACAACATAAAAAGAGGCACTACACCATCTAAAGTGTCCGGTTTTATCAACTATAGATAAATAAGTATTGCAATTACAGTATCAGGTAACACTGATAGTGACTTACAGGAATTTACACAATGACTGATGATAACAGTAAAAAACCCTTACAAAATCCAACAAAAGACATAGACTTTGAGTCTACGGAAGTTGCTGTGGATAAAGTAGTGGCTGATACACCATCATTAGCACAAGATTCCGCGAAAACAAAACAAAAAAGCATTGATGACCAAATGAGTCAAGCTCATCAAGTAAAAGATGCACCAAAAGAAGTGTATTTGCAGTTTGAAGATGGTAGTTTACCAGAATATGACGCAAAACCTAAATGGAAAACTGCTGAAAAGATTATACATGGTATAGTTATAGGCAGAGGCGATAGCAAACGTGTTATCGAATTGGATACAGTAAAGAAATTAGCCCATCTTAACCTCAGTTATAAGGATATGGCAGACTTCTTTGGTTGTAAGGAGACTACATTTAGAGACAACTTTCGTTTTGTGGTAGAACAAGGTCGACAAAAGACCAAACACAGATTAATGGAGGCTATGCTTACAAATGCCATAGACAAAATGAATCCTGTAATGCAAATTTGGCTGTCAAAAAACCTATTAGGGTTTCAAGATGCACCAAATAACACTGATAATAACGTAACCCTACCATGGGTAGATGGAGACGAAGATGATTAACAGTCTGAGGGGTAAGACCTCCTAGATGTCAACTGAGGTAGGCAGTCTGTAAGACCTATGACACTCGAGGATGGAGGCACCCGTTTTTAAATATAGATATAAAGGAAAAAGATATGAAATTTGGCAACAACACAATAAGCAGTAACATAAGCAAAAAAAGAATAGCAGGAACACTAAATGTATTCAGTCTAGTAGGCGTTAGTTTGGTATGGGGTCATCTGTTAGGATTAATTAACTTATGGTTTTTACCACTTACACTAACAGCAATTATGGTAGGTTATGGTTCTGAAATAAACAAGGATTCTGCAGAAAAAACATCCACGTTGGATTTATAATGGCTAAAGGCATTAAGAAGTCTGGCCCTCCCGGTGAATACCACCACGTCCACAATATAGAACAACATTACATTGATAAGTTTCATGCACGTTGTGAAGAACAACCAAACGGCTGTATATTCATGATGGGCAATGTGCAAAACAATGGCTACAAGAACTGGTGGTATAAGTATGATGATGTTGACGGTAGACGTTTGCGTTACATCACAGCACACAGATTTGCGGCATTAATAAGTGGCAAATTCAAAGAAGCCGAAGTTAATGAGTTATGTGTGTTACATGACTGTGACCAAAACTATGACAACAATGATATAACGTACAGACAATGTGTTAATCCAGACCATTTATTCTTAGGCACAGTTCAAGACAATATACTAGACTGCATGAAGAAAGGCAGATATGTTAAGTTACCGCATCACAGAGGTGCAGACAACTACAATGCCAAACTAACTGAAAAGCAAGTGTTATGGGTAATTGAACAACACTATAAAATAACACAACAAAAGTTAGGTGAAATACTCAACGTAAATACCTCTACAATAGAAGCAATACACCGTAACTTAACATGGAAACATTTACCAAGATGAGTATTCCTACTGACATGAATGAAATTAGAGATATAATATTGGGTTGGGAAAAAGGATTTGACTCAGAAGAAGAGCGATTCTTTTACTATCTAAAACATTGTGCAACATTGCAGTCAGAATATTGGGATATGATGCCAATGGGAGGCAGTATAAAAGAACACCCATGGGATAGATATGATGATTAAAAAATATAAAAGAGCAATTAAACCAATCACACAAAAGGATGTAGATAGATTTTGGAGTAAAGTAGACATCAGGGAACCGGATGAATGCTGGAACTGGCAATTGAGTATAACTAAGCATGGTTATGGATTGTTTGCCGCGGGAGGCACACTACATAGATGCACACGTTTTGCATGGACACATGGGGATGGTCTGTATGCAAATCCAATACAAGGCAAATTGAGAATTACCACAACATGCGGAAACAAAATGTGTTGCAATCCTAAACATATGAAAATAAACAGTCAGCAAGAAGTATTTGATAAAATGCGAGAGAATGGACAAATAGTTGTAGGCTCAAAACATCGCATGAGTAAATTAAAAGAAGCAGACATTGTAGACATAAGAACACGTTACAAAAGAAAATGTGATGTGGATGGATTACTGGGTATAAGCAAAGATTATGGAGTAACCCCAGGATGTATCAGAGACATTATTATACGCAAGACTTGGCGTCACGTGTAATGAAACTAACTCCTCCACAAAAGACTATCAGTACAGACGAAAATCGCTTCCGAGTTGTGGTGGCAGGAAGGCGTTTCGGGAAGTCATACCTTAGCATTAATGAAATAGCCAAGTTTGCCAGAAAGCCTAACCAAAAGTGTTTGTATGTTGCACCAACATATAGACAAGCAAAGACAGTTATATGGGACGACCTAAAAGAAATGCTGTATGCTGTGAATTGGATCAAAAAAGTAAATGAATCAGACTTATCTATACTGCTAATTAATGGCTCTAAGATAAGCATACGCAGTTCAGATAACAAAGATGCACTAAGAGGTGCCAAATACAATTTTATCGTGTTAGACGAGTGTGCAGACATGGATCCTGACACTTTTTATACAGTATTACGACCAACACTAAGTGATACTAAAGGACATGCTATGTTTATTGGATCACCAAAAGGTAGAAATTGGTTTTATGACTTGTATGTGCAAGCCGGAGCAACAGATGATTGGGGTGCTCATCAATATACCACTATACAAGGTGGACAAGTAGACCAAGAAGAAATAGA